TCAAAATCAATAATGTATCCATCTGCAGAGTTTTGTGCAACTGTGTCGCTGATATAAGTTGTGTTGCCTTCAACACGAAGATCACCTTCAATAACTGTGCTACCTGAAATGTTTACATTACCGATAACATTTGCTGTTCCCCCAACTGTTAAATTACCTTGTTCGTTGATGAACAAGTCACCGTTAAGGTGTAAACTACCATCTGGGTTAAATCTTGATTGTGTTGTCATTTATAAAATCCTAATCAGCATTTTGCATTTATATGTATTTATCATTTTGATACAAAAGTCAAAAAAAAGCATCTACCGAAGTAGATGCTTTAATTTTTGGATGTTTCCTTTTAAGATTAAATCTTACTGGAATGCTACGTTGGACAATGTAATTGCATCAACGTAATCTGCCGCGTTACCCAAAGATGAAGCAGTGTTTGTAAGTTCGATATAACCATATCTAGTCATAAAACTTACTACTGGTTCAAAAGTAGCAGGATCCATAACAGGACCTGTACTCATCAATGGAATGTAAGGACAGTAGAACGCAGGTGCGTCTGTTTCGCTTGATCCTTTGTATCCAACTAGGACTTTAGTTCCGTCTGCCGCATAACTGTCAACAAAAACTTTGATAGTACCGTTAAGTACACCAGCAAGTTTTGTGTTAGTAGGTGCGTCAAAAGAACCTTCTGTAGTTCTAGCAAATGTTGAAGTTGTAGCAGACTGAAGAATAGTTAAAGCCTCAGGAGAAACTACGATGTAGTTACCTGCGCCTCTTCTTGTTCTTGCCGCGATTCTGTTAGCACTTCTGTTGATTTCAACTGCCAATAACGCATGTCTATCACCTACGAAAGTTGGTGTATAGTCAGAGCTAATTGCGCCGAAGTCTAAAGATGTACCTGAACCTGCTAAAGATCTTAGTGAACCGATAATTTCTTGGTCGATTTCAACTACGATTTCTTGAGCTAGTGCCTGCATAATTTCTGCTTCTACGTCAAGACCGTGCATTGCTTCAGCATCTTGTGCCGCTTCAAAGGTCCATCTTGCTGATAGACGTCTTGTTTTTGCTTCTACAGTTTGCTTTAAGATTTGGATGCTCATCTTCTTACCTGGTTGTCCCTCTGCTGATGCTGTTGCATCTGGGTTACCTGAGTACTGATTAGCAATCTTAAATGGTGAAAGTGCTTCATCACCTGGGTTTACACCAGATGCACTCTCGGCATACCTTGTTCTTAAGGTATGGATTTGTCCTACTGGACCACTCATAGGTTGAACACCTACAAGTTCGTTAGCAATAACAGAAGGCATAACCCTTCTGATTAAAGGTAACATTACTTTGTTTAAAGTAGCAACGTTGCCAGCCTGTGTTGCACCGCTTGATGCTGATTCCTGAAGATGTCTCTTAGTATTCTCAAGGACTACGTCTAAAGTGCTCTTTCTAGAACCGCTTAAACCTTCAAGTAGTGCGTCCTTTGTTGCTGACCAATTGCTCTCAAATAATTCTGCCATTTCTTATCTCCTAATTTGAAAGTCCGGCTAATTTACGGATTTGGTTTATTTCAACCACGTCCTGTTCATCTTCAGATGAAGGCTGAACGTTTTTATTACCAGTGTGATCTTTTCTCACTGATTCTGTCAATGGTTGTCTTTCTTCGATAGTGACTTTTTCACCATCCAATACAGATGGTAGATACTTATTGAATTGCTTCTCTAAGTTATCTGTTTTTACACTTTCGAGTAAATCGACCATCAATTCTTTTTTTGCTTTAGATAAAGGTTTGAGAAGCTCGTCAAGTTTTTCCTTACGGTCCATCTTGTCCATTGCAACTCTTAACTTACTTTCAGTTAAAGCAACTGCTTCTGCTTTCGCTTCTGCTTCTGCTTTGCTTTCTGTAAGTTCTTTCTTTACTTCAGCGATTTGTTTTTGCAAATCTTTTACTTCTGAGCTTTCGTTCAAGTAACTTGATCTATACTCATTAGCAAATGATTCAAATATTCTACGACCAAAATCGTTCTCTCGGGCGGCTGTGATATCGTCTTTAAATGTAGCAACATTCTCTTTTACAATCTTGTTTACTACAATCTCAACTTTGTCAGCGGCTCGTTTAATGAAGTCTGCTTTCGATTCAGCAAGTTGTTTTTTGCCTTCTCTTACCATCTTCACTTTTTGTTCTACGAGTTCTTGCTTATCTGTGTGGAACTCTTTTAATTCAGTTGCTAATTGCTCAACAACAAAATTATCAAGTTTAGAAACATGTGATTGAACGTTAGTTCTATCTGCTCTTAGTTCTTTAACTTCTTTTGCAAGATTTTCTGCTACAAACTTTTCAAGTTTTTTAGCATGTTCGCTAACAGCCTTTTTATAAGCAACTCTTTCTTCAGCGACTTTTTGCTTATCATCGGCAAGTTCAAGCATTTCTGCTTCAACTCTTTCTTTGATAAACCCGTCAACTGCTTCAACAATAAGACCTTTGTCATGCTCATATCTTTGAGCAAACTCTTCTCTTAATTCTGCTGTGAGTTGTTCTTTGGCTTCGGCAAGACGACTTTCCCAGGCCTCAACGATACTTTGACGAGTTTCCTCGTTTATATCGTTAGACTCGATTAGGTCCTCAAAATTTACTGCCATAGTAGTCTCCTACCTCAATTTTAGCTCGTTTATAAATGAAACGATTGATTTAGTTAAGTGCTTTTCTGCACTTGGGTTACCGTGTGTATAGTCTTGGGCAATTTCATGTATCATGCTACCGCCTCTCATGTTAAATAATGACTCGTATATAGTCTTTGGATATGCATCTGGGGCCGAAGGCTGTGCAACAATATCAACAGTAACAATATCAAAATCAGACACACGACCTGATTCATTTACGTTACCGCTACCTCTACTGCTTACACCTAGTTTTGCACCTGCTTTTAATAAAGCCTTTGCAATATTTCCCATTGGCGTATCAATGATTTTCAACTTCCCTAGTCCATCCGAGCCATCGCATTGCATTTCTGTAATGATATGACTCACTCGGTCTAGATTGATTTGAAGTTCTTCTGGATGATCTAACTCACCCATTACTGTCTCACCTACTGATAATCTTTTAGTGACATTTTCAACAGCACGTTGAATTTCATCTTTTGGATAAACTCTTCCATTTTGATTTTTAACATCGCCTTGAATGAATAGTCCTTGCATGAAAAGGTCCTTACCGTCATTAGATTCGAGTAACTCGATTCTATTTGAGTCTGGTCCTAAATATTCGTATAACTTACGCACCGTTTAAATTACCTCACTAATTAAGCCTTTTTAGGCTCTACTTTAATATTATCTGTTGGTGTGTGGTCTTTTGCTGAATCGCCTTTAACGCCTTCGCTACCATCGTTGATTTTAACAGGGTTACCTGCGCCATCTACTTTAGTACCTTTTGGCTTGCTTGATAAAGGTGACTGATCTGCAATTACTTCGCCTTTAGGCTCAGCAACCTTATCTTGAAGTTTTGTTGCTTCTTCGACAACTTCGTCATCGTCTTCTTCAACTACTTCTTCGTCTAAGTCGTACTCAACTGATTCTTCTTCCATTTCCATGTCGTCCATTTCTGGGTCCATGTCCATTTCAATTTCTTCAGCGTCGTCACCTGCTTCGTCTTCTTCATCATTTAAAAGTTTTTCAAATTCAGCTCTTAAATCTTCTAGTTCGTCTTCTAAAGAATCAACTTTATCTTCTAAGTCTTCGTCTTCTTCTGCTTCACCTTCTTCTTCACCAACTTCGTCGCCTTCGATATCATCGTCTGCTTCTTCTACGTCGGCTACAAAATCTTGCTCAGCATCTGAATAGTCTACAAACTCGTCGACTTCTTCTGCTTCTTCAACAGCCTCTTCATCGGATTCTTCAGCCTCTTCAACTGCTTCTTCTTCTGATTCTTCTGCTTCTTCTACAGTTTCGTCATCGTTAGTTTCTTCTTTTTCAGCAACTACTTCTTCTTCGTCTAAGATACGCTCGTACTCTGAACGAGCAGTTTCAACGACGTATTCGTGAAGTAGCTCTTCGGCACGCTCGTTATCTTCAGCAAGTAGTAGTTCTAGAACTTGTTCTAATTTACTGCGATCTGACATTATGAGCTCCTATATTGAATATATAAACACATCTGTACTCATACAAATACAGATTATTGTAGTAGTACTTATGGTTAAGGTGTTATTTTAGGCAGAAATAGGCAAAAAAGAGCCCGTTTTGCCTAATGTGTATGAAATTTCTGTTTTTTTGTCGTGTAACATTTTAAAATTACAAATGTATTTAGTATTGTCTACTCTGATAAAATAACTTCACTTAACTGTTTAATTACTGTATCAGCATATCTAGTGTGTGCTTCTTCTGGCAAGTGATGATCATATTCTGGACCTTTGCTGTTTTCCCAACTACCCCATATTTCATCACATACTTCTAGGTAATCTGCAATTCCTTTAGGTTGTAGGTTGATTTTTGGAATGTCCCAACTAGAACTTTCTTCCGAATAAATGTTAGGATTTTTCAAATCAAAACTCTCTGCCCAGTCAAATGTATTAGGTGAAAATAAGTATTTTTTGCCTTTTAAATGCAGTTTATATAAGGAATTTTGTAGTATCATTTGTTGTTTATGCCTTTCTAAATCGGCGTCAAAAAGGTATAAAAACCATTTTTTAAATGCATCATAACTGTTTTTATCGAATGCTTTACTGTATCTAGGCAACAAATATAAGTCGTCTAATTCACTATCTAAGTTCTCATTAAGTATGCTACCAAAACTATCTATGAGTATCGTTGGGTCGTACTTATCGCCATATCCAGGAGCATGTTTATCTGTGAATTTTTCTATTAGTTTATGGTCGTAATCTACGTTATGATAATGTTTTGTAGGATTGTAACGTTTAGAATTTTTGAGTTTAAACTCACCTCTAGTAGGTGTTGTAGCATTTATAATAACTACATCTGCATTTAACTCTTGTATTGCATATTCTACTTGCAATGCAATACCAAAGTTGCTACAACCTGGTTTTGCTATGTTTAAATAATCGTAATTAAAATGATCTGCTACTTTTTGACCAAACTCTATATTAGGATGTTGGGGGTCGCGGCAACTCCAACTGCAACCGCAAACAACTAAAAGCATTAAAAACCGCCTGCGTCGCCTTGAGGTTGTTTTGCATACATAAGTGATGCAAATTTTTTCTGTTCAATCTGTTCGGACTTTTTGATTTCTCTGTATTTTCTTAACTTATTAAGTGTTTCTAATGTAAGTTTTGTTTTTCTTACATCATCAATCTTTCTACTAGCACTTCTATCTTTTTCCGGATTGTAAAATTCATCTAATCTCATGCTTACTCCTATATTTGTTCGCTGGCATCAATACCAGGATTAGCAATATCTACGTCTGGAGTTTCAACTTCATCTTCTGGCATTGGTAAATCATCAACTGGTGCATCTAAATCTAGTGGAGCACTAGGTCCAGGTCTTACACCAACGTTTCGTAAATCAACTTGTTGTTCATCTTGTGTATCAACTTGATTTTCCATTTTCCAGTAGTATTCATTGTCTTTCATTTCTTCTTCGTTTAAGCCTAAGTACTTCTTAAGTTTAAACTGTTGAGACAAGTAAGGTACTGCTTCTAAACTTGTAAACAGTTGAGCTCGTTGAGTATCCATATCTAATTCTCTGTAACTGCTAAAGTTTTGAGGTTTAGTAAACTCAATATTAAATGTTGAATTATCTATCTCAATACCTTTGTAGTTTAAGAACATTTTAAACTCTCTGTCTAAGTTTCTAATAATTTGTTTTTGTAACCTTTCACAATATTTTGCAAACTGATGCTCTTGAATGTATGCTACACCCACTTTACCGTCATTTACTTGTGCTGATCCATCGTCTGGTCCAGTTGGTAAGTATGAACTTGGTACTCTTAAACCTCTGAGCAGTTTGTTGTTAAAGTATCTTAAGTCATCTATTTGACCTAAGTTATCACCACCTGGTAGTGTGTCAACTTTTGAACCTCTACCATCTGCCGTTTGAGCAAAGAAGTAATCTTCCAACATGCTCATTGGATTGTATGCCGCATCGGCTACGTTACCACCATCTTTGTTTTTGTTAGGTACACGTTTTTGTTGCACTTCATACTTAACACGTTCTAAGTACTGTTGTGCTTTGTGTGGTGGCATATTACCTACATCAATAAAGAACACACGTCTTTCAGGTGCTCTGTGGACCCTATATATTAGTATAGAGTCTTCTAATAATTCTTTTTGTTTGAAAACTTTAAATACTGGTTCTAGTATGCTGATACCAAAAGGCCAGTTGTGATCCATACCTTCTGTTAAACTAATATGTACCACATGTTGTGCATCTACTGGTGTACCGTATGTGGCTCCTGCATCACCTGTTTGTGTTCCATAATTAGTAACACTAGGTCCAACTGGTGCGTACATGCCTGTTAAACCTTGTCCACTACCATATGGTCTTGCATGTATTGGTGCAGTATTAGTTGCGGCTAACTGTTCAAAGTTTGCATCTAAGTTTTTAATAAAGTAAGTTTCAATTTTCTTACCTTCACTCTCATTTACAACTACTTTCTCTACGTTAGCAGGATCTACCCAAAATAGTTTATATGTTTCTGGGTCTCTGATAAAAAATTGATCACCATACTTAATAGTACTACGGAACATTTTAAATGATCTGCGTCTAAAGTCATTAAGTTTATGCCATTGCTCTAATGTTTTACTAAGAATACTCATCTCAGTTTCACTAGGATCTTCTTTGAATTTTAGCACAAACGGTTGTTCAGTATATTCATCATCTTGTGTAGAAAATTCTGCTAGTATATCTAATGCCGCATTGATCTCTAGATCATTGTCCATTTGATCGTACTGAATATAACGCATAAGTCTATTAGGACTTCCTGCATATACTTCGGGTAACCAACTGCTAAAACGTGCGGCACCAAATTGTCCTGTACTAGAACTAGAGTCTGATACATTGCTAGGTAGTCCGCTGTTTGAACTGTTAAAATATTTTCGCCAAGTTGCCATAAGTTTCCTTTGTCTTGCATATATTTATCACTTTTTGGAAAATATGGAAATTTTTTTGATTAGATGTCTATTTCACCAGTTGCTTTAACTTGTTTCTTGAGAAGTTTGATTTGTTCGTGTTGTAACGCAACCATTTGTTCTAAGTAATTTTGTGACATATCTTGTGGTGCGTCTGGTTTTTTAGGACCTACCATATCTGTATTAGTTTGTGTTGGTCCTGATGCACCTGGTATTTCTGGTCCAATAAGTTCACGTTGTCCTGTTACAGGAACTGCTTTAGGATCAACTGATTGGCTTTGTCTGTCTGACATCTTTGCAGAACCAGACATTATTTGTCTCACATTTCTTGCGGCTTGTACTTTTTGTTGTTGCTCTGGAGAAAGTTCAACTGGCTTGCCGTCACGCATTGTAACTACGCCACCTTCTTTCTTAATTTGTTTTGCACCTTGCATTTCATCAAATGGGTCTTTTTCTACATTACTCATACCAAATCCAATCGGTGCTGGACTTTTCTGTTTTGCTGGTGCTTGTGCTTGTGGCATTACTCCCATTGCTTTTAACAATACTAGTTTTGCCATTGAACCCATGCCTAATGATTCTAATGCTTTAACCATTACATAGATACCATCTGCAATAACCACAAACTTGTCGTTTATTTTATTTGCATCTATGGCCTCTAATGCACTTTCAAATTCTCCCATTGTAGAACTCATATTACGCATTTCTTTGGACATTTCAACAATGTGTTTTGCATTTTGAGAAAGTGTTGCTAATTTGTCAAATGGTGATTCACTGCCAAACAGTTTACCTAAACCATCTAGTAACCCACTTACTAAACCACCGGCACTTAATGCCATCATACCTGCCGCTAAACTTAATAATGCTGGAGCGGCCAACATAAGATTTAACCAATTTACTTGAGCTAATGCTTCAAATAATTCTGGTAATCCTTGAGATGCTTTTGCGGCTAATGCCGCACCTATGGCAAATGGTACTAAAGCAATACCCATAAGTCCTAATGCTACGCCAGTAAGCAATAATCCAGGAATAAATGGTAACATCATTGTAAATGTTGCACCCAGTACTAATAACGAACCTGCTACTTCTAAAATCGGTAAGTCAGCGATTGTTTGTAAACCTGCGGAAATAGATTCCATTGCACCACCTAACAAGTGTGCCGCTAATGCAAAAGGTATAATTGCTACACCCAAAGCACCTATGGCTACTGCACCCATTAGTATAAGTGGTAAGAAACTACCCATTGCCGCGGCCGCTACACCTAATGTGATTAAGCCTGCCGCTAATACACCAATAGTGCCAATGCCAACATCTTTCATTATGTTAAGACCAACTGCTAATGGAATAACTGATGCACCTAAAATTGCAACTGCCGCCGCACCTTTCATCATTGCAGTTGAGCCTTTGCCTAGTGTTTGTGCTAACATGGCTAAGCCACCTAATGCTATTGTGCCTTTTATAATAGAAGTAAAGTCTACTTCATTAAATGTTTTTAATCCTATTGCCGCTAATACTACTGCACCACCTAGTAAGGCTAAACTTGCCGCACCTTTAACAACTTTAGTGTCACCAAATTTAGATACACCATCTGCTATACTCTTTAAGAAGCCGCCACTCTTGCCGCCACCTGTAACAGATTTACTTAAATTTTCTGTCATCTTAGCACCGTCTTTTTGGAACTTACTTAATTTACCTGCTATGTTTTTTCCAGTGTCACTGCCTGCAAGACCGGATGCTTTTTCTTTGATAAAGCCTGCTGAGCTTTGTGCAAATTTGGCTAACTTGCCTGAACTTTTTGGATCAAACAAACCGCCCATCCAGCCTTTTGCTTTATCAAAAAGAAACTTGCCTGCTCCGGCAGAGCCTTGGAACATTTTAACTGCAAAGTCTTTTACTGATGGCATAACGTATGTCATAAATGCAACTTTGGCGGCACTTGCCGCAAACAACATAGTACCAAATATTAGTAAACCTTTGAATAATGCTTTAACTACTGCACCTGCGGCTTTACTCATTAAGTCGCCAATTACACCGCTGATACCACCTTCTTGAAATGTATCTCGTAAATATTCTGCAAATTCTTTTAGACTTGCGGCAACTGATTTTATAATTGGTATTGCTTTTTCGGCTAAGTTCTTTGCAAATTCTTTTGCATTGTCTCTTAACCCAGACATATCATCTGTGGCAATTCCAAACACACCCATTATTTCTTTAACGCCATCCATTAGTGCTTTTGTTACACCTGGATCAGCAAACAAAGTAAAGAATGTGCTTTCTACCATTCCACCTGCCTGTGCTAAAACTTTTGCAAATTCGTTTCTACCTTTTTGTACAAGGTCCATGTTTAATGGAATGCCTAATTGTTTGTTTATGTCTTCTAATTTCTTTTCGGACTGTTCAAACTGTGCAATAGAGTTTGCTAACATTTGTGCAGACTCATCACCTGCCCTGGCAAGTAATCTAATTCTTTCTTTTTCTGTACTACTTAAATTACCTAAATTACTTGTCAAGCCTTGTACCATTTCGTTGGCTTGATCTTGACTTAGTGTACCACTTTGGATACCACTAATAAATTCGTTCATTGGACCAGCAAGATTAGGTAATGCTGTTACTAGTCCTATAGCACTATCACTTAAACCTATAGCACCCTTGGCACCTGCTTCGAGGAATGCTTCTGCAATATCTTCACCGGACTTACCGCCCATTGCTCTAAGCCCACCAGCAAATACTTCTAGGCCAGCAACTAAATCACTTCTTATTGTGTTACTAAATCTCAGTATAGATGCTGTTAGTGTGCCGTTATTAAACAATAAACCATCAACAAACGCCTGTATCTCATCTACACTTTCACCAAGTGCTGTAGCATACACAGTTTGTATTTTGGTTGTTTTTGCAATTTGAGAGTTTAATCTAGTTTGATTTACACCACTTAGATCTAATAAACGTTGACGTGATGATAATGCTTCAGCAAATGTTTCCATGCTGTCTGAAAAACTCATGCCTAGTTCTTCTGACATATCAGCGGCAAACTTCATTGTTGAATCAAAACGTTTAAATCCTTGTGTAGCAATTACACCAGAATTTGCTTTCATCAACTCAGCGGCTTCTGAGAAACCTAAGCCTAATGCACCCAGTTGTGCTGTAGCAGTTGTGGCTGTTCCGCCTACACTGGCAAACGTTTGATTAAAACCTATACCGCTTTTAACTAAACCGTTTACAGTATCACCGGCTTCCATTAGTTTGCTACCGACATAACCTGCGCCACCCAATAAGGCACCGCCCATTACTCCGCCTACTTTAACAAGTTTTTCTGCTACGCCGCCAAGAGAGCCGAGAATTACTTCTCCGTCTGCTTCTAAACTGTCTGCTAATTTATCTCTGAAAGATTTAGGTACTTCTAGTTCTATTTTTTCTGTTGCGGCTCTAACTTCGTCAAGGCCGTCAACCATGTCGTCAATTTTTCTTACTAATTTTTCGTCACGTTTCTTTTGGTCATCAACAGTTTTCTTACCATCTTTGTTTCCATCTGCTAATTCTTGGACTGCTTCTTGTTGTGCTTTTAATATAGCATTTAAGTTTTTATCATCGACACCGGCTTTCTTTGCTAATTCTTTAAGCAAATCTCTCATTTGCAAGCCAGTGGACTCTGTTACCCAATCTGGAAAGCGATAATTTTGTCCGTCTATTTGAAATTCAATCATTTCAGTTCGAAAAATCCTTTATAACTAGTTTTAACTCAGATAAATAAGTAAACTGTTAAATCATAAATGATATAACTAATTTAATTGTATTTATCATAAAATATAAACAGGAGTTTTAATGAGCAAAAATACACAGAATCCTTTAAGTGCCTATTTTAGGGCACCTAAATTATACACAAAATTACCAAGTGGTGGTCAGTTTTATGATGAAGGAATAATCGATGCAGATGCTGTAAACGAGGAATTGGCAATTTACCCTATGACAACAAAGGATGAATTATTGCTGAAAAACCCTGATGCACTTTTAAATGGTGAAGCAGTATCTAGTTTAATAAAAAGTTGCGTACCGCAAATAAAGAAACCTAAAAAACTTTATAGTGCTGACGTAGACGCATTACTAATTGCTATCAGAGGAGCAAGTTCCGGAGATGACGTAGATGTTGCGGCTAAATGCCCTAAATGTGAGACCACAACTGATCTTACAGTTAGTGTTGAACAATCTTTACTCACAATGGAAGAACTCAACGAAGAATATTCTATTACATTATCAAATGGATTGCAAATAAAAGCATTACCGTTTGACTATAGTAGTACTATTAAGGCTGGTGTTGCCAGTTTCCAAAGTACAAGAAGTATGCAAAGTATTTCAGAAATGAAAGACGATATGGAAAGATTAAAAGCATTTAACGAAAGTTTTGTAACACTTGCAGATCTTAATTTTGAACTTTTAATTGAAAGCATATCATCAATAACGTATGCAAACGAAGATGGTGAGAATGTTAGTGTTAAAGACAAAGCAACTATCAGAGAGTTTTTAGAAAACACAGATAATCGTACTGGTAAAGAAATCGAAGAACTAGTAAATGGCATAAACACCAAAGGTGTTAAACAAGATATTGCCGTTACATGTAGCAACGAAGAATGTGGAGAAGAGTTTATGGCACCCATCAACTTTGATCCTGTAAATTTTTTCACGGGTTCCTAGGCACAGCAGAGCCTGAGGCAATTACAGGCTACTTAGGTCAACTCGACGCAGAACAGAAGAAGATTATCAAAACAGTAGCAGAGCTGGCTATATACAGTGAAGGCGCCGTGTCTTATTCAGAAGCATGGCACCTCAGTCCTGTTGAACGAGATACTCTTATAACCACCCTTAACAAATATAACAAAGCCAAGAGTGGTGATAAAAGCGGTGATTGGATGGGTTAAAACTGTAAGTTAAATCCTACTTCAAATGTATCGCTATCCACAGAGCTAAACGTTGCTTTAGCATAAAACATTTTATAAGTATGACTGATTGTTGCTCTAGCAACTTGATCGTCTTGCTTGAATTTAGATACCAAGCCACCATCCCAAGTAATCTCAGTTGTACCTAAACTGTAATGAGAACTTACTCCTGCACTAAGCAAAGTAGTACCGTATTGAGAAGGTAAAACAGCAGTAATGTCTGTGTACATCTCTAAATCATTCATGGTAAAATCTTGTACAGTAATATTGTATTGACTGTTCTCTTCTACAAAACCTGCTACGTCTGTCTGATATAATGCTACACCTGAAGTTACAAATATATTTGTTGACAAAGGTAAAAACTTTTCTGCATACGCATTAAATGTGTTAAAATCTAATACAGCAGAACCAGTGCCATACCAATTACCAAAACTGAGTGCATCAATGCTGTTAGTAAAGTAACCAATACCATAATGGTATGTACCGTGCTGTCTATCTACATAAAACAATCCGCCTTCATTTGTTTGACCAAGTGTAATACCAAAGTTGTCAAAGTTATGTGAATAACCTGCAATACTGTTATGTGTGTTGTCTACATAAAATACACTATTTGACAATGAAGTATTTTTAATATTATGAAACATGGTTTTGTTATTAAAAACTGCCTTTGCATAATCTATGGATTTGTCAAACAGTTCATTACGCATTTCTTGTAATTGTGCTGGAGGATCTAAACTAATGTAAAAGTTACTCACAGTCTGTGTATCACTCATGTTCATAATATCAATGCCAATAAAGTCGTACTCATACATGCCATCAACTTCTACAGGAAATAACAAACTCATTACTGCACCATTATCAGGTCTGGCAAATTCACAATTTTTACAACTCCAGTCGCCATCGTTATTGTAAAGTACATAAGAGTCTTGTCCAGGGCCTACAAAAATATCCATGTCGCCATCGTGGTCAAAGTCCAAGACGTAAATATGTCCTGCACCTAAATCGCTGTCAGTAGCACCGTCGTCTAGAAAAGAATATTGACTAAAATCTCTATTTCCATTATTGATTATCAATTGTAAAACATGACCTTGATAATAAGGATCGGCATTTGTGTTAGCAATAAGAATATCTAATAGTCCGTCATTGTTCGAGTCTATTACTTGCATATCGTATGCAATGTTATTCTCATAATATCCAGGAGGTAATGCTGTATAGTCTCTGGTATAATCCATATCGGTATTACCCCAATATATGCCACCAACACTATCACCACCTAAGTCTCTATAAGCAGAAGCACTCCAACCTAATGCAATATCGCCAAAACCATCATTGTCAAAATCTGCAATAGTTGTAGATGTAGCAAAGTAGGCTGAGTGCCCTACTTTAAAACTAACATCTTTAAAGTTACCTGTGCCATCGTTTAGCATAAAAAACTTGTAGCCGTTATTGTGTGTGCTTACAGGTGTAGTATTAGGCATGAATATATCATTGAAACCATCACCATTTAAGTCACCTACTGCATGGTCGTGTACAAAAATACCAACATCAACTCCGTCAGCATTTATGTTTTCAAACATAAAGTCAGGTAGATTATTGTGTGCGTCAACAAATTTACCATTGTCTGTTAGCCATAACTGACTGACGTTAAAAATGTCTTTGTTACCATCACCATTTAAATCATATTGATGTGCAACACCTGTGTTATATTCTTGTACAGGAGCATCTTCGTTGTTGTACCAACCCATATTGTTCATAGTAGAACCTTGGCCAAACACAATAGGACAAACATTGTTTTCAAAAACACTACAATCTAATTGAAAATGTCCATTGCCATCATTTACAAATTGCAACATTCTCATACCTGGTAATGTGTTCCTGTCACCAAATGTTTGCATGTAAATAATAAAGTCACTATTACCATCTTGATTGACATCATTTTCAATCACTAAACTGGCATTGGTCATCCAATTACCACCTGCAGAATACTCATCACTGTCAGGATTGTTTAAATCTTTACCAGGATGATTACCATCTATAACAACTTGTAAAAATGAAAAATCTTCTACAGTATATTTTCCATTTACCCATTGTGTATCGTTAAACTCACCTACTTGATAAGTTACTTTGTTGTAACCTAGTGAACTTGCTGATTGTGTAAATGTATCAGAAAATGATTCAAACTGATGTCTTTTATCATCTGGGTTAGTGGTTGTTGTTGGGGGTGGTGTGTAAGAAGGTTCAATGGCAACACCGGCACTACCTCCTCCACTAGCACAAGATGTAAGTACAATACCTATTGCAATAATTACGCCAAAATTCAAAACATTTTTTACAATTTTATTTAACATGTTTACAGTTTCCTCTGTATGTGTAACCTGGGCAACTACACTTACCATCTCTGATAGTGTAAACATTGCCATTTGATCCAACGACCTCAATTACATTAGGGTCATTGTTTTCTATCTCATACTGTCTAATAGTTTCAAACTTTCTATGAGATTTAGAAAATTGCTTAATTGGGTTCTTAAACACCTTTTCTGGTGCCTTTAAACTGGCTTGATATGCCACTAACTCGTTAGAGCCATTCACGTGATACACACCCTTATAAGGCCAATCTGTTACTTCTTGTAATACCGTTATTTTCATGTTTCTGTTACTCCTAACAATACATACTATTATACTAAAATAGTGTGAAAAGTCAACCATTTTACCAAGAAAAGTGGCAATTTTTACCATAAATATATGCAAATGTACAAGGATATTTTTACTAACCTACAGCAATTACAAGGTCACGGACGTTGGGAATTTGAATATAATAACATAGTTCAGTGTGTTTTTCCTGTTGGTAGATTAAAGGATATATTACCACAAGAATTTGTCGAAGAATTTAATCTAGACGACGATTATCTTATTGGAGCAGAAACTATACCAGCAAACAGCACACTTGATCCACACACTGATCACATAAGAAAATCTAATTTACTAATAAATGTGTCAGAATCCGATGCTGTAATTTTTCACAGCAATAACGGTGAATCTGAAAAACACACATTTGCACCTGGCGAGATGTTTTTAATAAACACACAAAAAATGCATGGCTCTACAAATGGACATGATTATGATTACAAATTTTTAACACTTAATACAAAACTTAATTACGATAAAACAAAGGAGTTGTTTAATGTTTAGTACTGTATTAAATTTTGATTATGATGTAGATTTGTTATTGTCTTTAGAAGAAGAAATATCTACTACTATACCAGATGATAAAAAGTATTTTATGCATAGAGCAGACACGCCTGACATGACGCAAGATATTTTAATGGTTAAAGATTTAAATTGTGCAGATAAAATAAAACTTGCAGTAAGTCCTATAGAAGTATTACCCGAACATAGTGCAGGATTTGAAAATGTAAATCCTAATCAAATAGTACAACTTCATGAAGATTTTTTAACAGGTTGGAGAAACCCATTTACTAGAAAATGTAATGTGTTGTTTAATCTAAATGATTTTCCTGTATACATAACTCATGAAGATCCCTCACATAACAAATATATAAACCCTCAACAAATAATGATTTTAGATGTTACTAAAAAACATGGTTGTGATCATAGTAATATAAATGAACTAACTAAATTATTCAGTTTAAACTTAAGAAAAAGTTATTCAGACACTATAACTTATTTACAGTCTTTCTAATAGATACTTCGTATCTTTCCAACTGCAAACTTCATTCACTTCGTTCATATCAGTTTTTGTTAGAAGAATTTTTATTATTAAAGGTTATCATGAAAGTTAAGCCATAATTCACCCGTTGCCGGGTGAATAAAATGATGTCATCATGATGAGCATCGCCATCTCTAACTCGGGTGTTTAAACGGGAAGTGGTAAGCCTTGTCTCCCCTACACTACCGTCACTGCTTTCGCACTTACGGAAACCTGTATAACCTTGTAGAGTTCAGTTATACAAATTTGCAGGTTGCTTTTTCTCATTGCCTGCATCATCTAATACTGTTGTCGTGTGTATGTATCTCATTTACGCCATACATTCCAGAATCTCGCACCGTGTTTAACGGATTGTCAAGGAAATCGATATTATGTGCCTCGATGGGGTGGTGTATGGACCTATGTGTGTGCCTATGTTAGTCTGACTGGGTGTCTGTAATGTGCCTTGACTGATACTTATAACTCTTTAAGAGATTCTCGCAAGATTTTTGAACCGCCTATTCGAACATTGATAATTCCATTGTAATAATCGTCTGATTCTAAAACCTTTCTTTCGAACTGTTCTCTTGCCTCTATGTAACTAGCAACTCCTCTGCTAGGACAAAAGTATAAAATTTCTCTGGTAAATTTATCTTCCCCAAGTGTTTCTACGTCTTCTTTTAAATTATCTGAACTACCCCAATAAGTACGCCAGTCACTTTCTTTAGTGCCTCTACGTTTATTCTTTTTTCCTTTTAAGGGAGGTTTAGTTGTTTTGAACTTTGCTAATTTTTTACCAACATATTTCTTACCATTTGTATTATTAGTTATAAGATAAACAATGGCTTCACAACCTTCGGGTAATTCGTCTACTACTTGTCCTTTATAGTACCATGCACTCATTAAGTCTCTTCGAGGATTTCAATGTCATTGCTATAACTAGTGAATCCTCCTTCTTTGATTACATACAAGACGTTATTTACACGACCTTGCAGTTCTTCCTTATGTGATATAAGGAAGACGTTCTTATTTGCTTCTCGACCCATCTTCTTAAGAACTGCCAATGCATTTTCAACACCAGTGGTATCCATGCCACTGTCTACCAGTTCATCTATACACATCAAATTCATTGGTCTATTTAGGCTTTCGTAGATATCTCTGAACGCCCAACTCATACCTAATATAAGTCTGTTACGTTCACCTCTGCTTAAATTATCAAAGTCTAAATCTCTGCCATACTCTGTAATCTCTACACTCAGATCACTGCTAAACTTAACATCATGTGGTAAGCCTAGTTTGTCTAAATAGTGTCCTAGTCTATAGTTTAGATACTGCAAGTTCTGATCAATAATTTTCTTACGAATAAAACTATCTTTACTGGTCAACAATTTGTGTAAAAATTCTTGGTGTTCTTTTAAATAAGTTTGTTCGTTTATTAAGTCGTAACTAATTTCTTCCATACCATTTTCTTTTAGTTGTTCAACTTGTTCAGTGTATGGGTTTTGTTCTTTAATTTTTTCATCTATTTGAGATTTTATTGTCTCAACGTTATGCATGTGTTGTAATGCATCTTCCATGTTGTTATAAAATGTAATTGGTGTTTCTGGTAACTTGCCTAAGTCAATCAATTGCTTTTCACATGTTGATAATTTAGTTTGTAGCTCTTCGCTGTAAGAGTTTTCTTCTGCTAGTTTAGTTTCTAAATCCGTTGTGTATTCTTCGTGCGTATCTAAATGTGCTGTACTTTGTTCACACGCAGGACATATACCTTCTTTAGCAAGTTTAATATTTTTAACAAGTGTTGCAATGTTACCTTCATTGCGTTTTAAACTAGTTGTAAGTTGTTTAACCTCATTTTGTACACTCTGTATTTGTGTATATTTTTGATTTATTTCTGTTGCTTGTCTATGGTTTTCTAATTCTGCATCAATATCAGTTTGTTGTAATGCATCTAGACTAGTTTGTAATTGTTGAACCTTGTCTTCTTTGTTCTTAGCCCATGCTCTACCACGTAATTCAATGTCCTTTATATTTTTTTCAATACGTTCGTTAGCATTGTTTACTGCTTGTATTCGCAACTCTTCTTCTTTAATTCTATCTCGAGTTTCCTTTAATTTTTCTTTTAGTATTTCTGCTTTTGAACTAATTTCAGTAATTCCTAGCAACTGCTCAATCATATCACGTTGATCATTTGTTTTCATGCTGAGGAAAGGTTCGGTATATGTGTTTAGTGCAATTAAATGCTTAAACATATTATGAGGGAAACCAATTATTTTTTCAATGTCTTTTTGTGTTTCTCTGCTATCACCCTGTTGTTCATCATCGGCCGCCTCAGATCCATTCACAAAAAACTTTAATACATTTGGTCTACGACCTCTTTCAATTCTGTACTCGGTGCCGTTGATTTCAAAATCAACAGTAACAATCATACCTTTGCCGTTTGTTTTGTTTATGAGATTATCTTTACGAATGTTTGTTAGTGCATCACCATATAATGCATAACTGAGTGCATTGATAATAGTGGTTTTACCAGTACCATTTCTGCTACCGTCACCACCCAGATCTAGATTGTGACCTAAAACCAATGTTAGTGATTCTGTGTCAAAGTTTACTGCTTGAGTATTGTTACCAATACTCATAAAGTTCTTCGCACTTACATTTTTTATAGTAAGCATTATACTTCTAA